TTACCACTACACAGATTATAAATGATCTAGAAAATGGTATCGATAGAACTGCAATTCAAGCTAAATACAGTTTAGAAGCTTGGGAAGTAAAACAAATGTTTATGCACCCTACACTAAAAGGTAAGAAAGCTAAGAAAATTAGAAAATTACCATTTGAGATTGTAGATAATACATCTGGTGTGAATCCTAATCAAACTAGCATCCCTGATGCTATTGATACTGATATAGATTTTGAAGAAATAAATGAATTTAATAACCAATAAAATAAATAAAAGATGGCTATACAAAGCAACCCTAGTGATGTGGCAGAGGTAGGAATGGAACTATACTCTGGAATCACAAACATGAAAGTTTTAGCAATTAATCCAACATTAGCAGAATTAAATGCTATGGATATTAATGCTAAATCAGAACCTAGTTATGATGTTGAATTTAGCGGAGAGCAATATAAAAAGATTGTTTTCTGGCTAGGTAATGCAGATACTAAAGTAAAAGCTGAGATATTAATGCAACCTAAACACAGAGTTTCACAAAGCGGTAAATTTCAATGGATAAATCAATTTGGAATTACATGCTGGTCTGAAGCAGAACCTACTTATGACTGGTTCAAAGCCGATGGACAGCGTAAAGCTTATGTTGGTGAGGAAA